ACGGGCAAACGACACTTCTTCGGAGAATACCCTGCACACTTGCAGCACTGGCCTAGCGTCAGTGTTCGCGACGGGGTACACGTTGAGCTGGTAGACTTATATCACTCAGTCCATGAGCAGGGGTTGATTGAGATTATTAATTGCACGCCGGGGAGCGCGTTAGAGGGGGTGATTCCAAGTGGTTGTATATCCACCTGCTAAGAAAAGGCCGCAGGGTTTAAGGGTTATTTGCGTCAAATGGGGCGATAAATATCCCTCGGATTACGTTTACAAACTTCAAAACATGTGTGCCAGGCATTTACCGGCGCATGAATTTATTTGTATTACCGAAACACCTGTCGAGGGTGTTAGTTGTAACCCTTTACTTTGTGACCTGCCGGGTTGGTGGCAGAAACTAGGATTGTTCCAGCCTGGTTTATTCCCAGGCAATAACATTTATTTAGATTTAGATGTAGTGATTACCAGTTCGCTGTCGGCCTTTGTTGGGGCGCTGGCAACTGATCCTACTAAATTGTGGACGCTGGACGACTTTTCTTATTCATTAAGAAGCCCTAAAAGCGTATCGGGGGAAACCGCTAGGCAGTTAGGTGGTGCAGGCACGATTAACAGCAGCGTAATGCTGTGGCAGGGCAGCCCAGAAAGTGAGGTTTACCAGATATGGGAAGACTTCAACCCTGAAGTGATGGACGTTTTACACGGGGATCAAAATTTCATTACGCAATCACTGTACCCTTACAGTATTAAGTTTCTGCCAGACGGTTATGTTCAATCTTATAAGTACGGCGGGCGCAAGCAAGCGCCTTTGGTGGTGTTCCACGGGGAACCTAAGCCGCACCAAGTGGGCGACGATTGGGTGAAACAGCATTGGGTATAAGACACGCGCACGATTACGACGATCTTACCGACGCCGAGTTGTTGGTGAAGGTAAAAAGGGGCTGGCGCTGTGATGAGACTCCCTGCGGTACAGGTTCAACAATCAGGAATAGTTCTCGAATACGAACCGCGCTGCCGCTGATCTTTGAGCAATACAACATTCAAAGCGTTGTTGATGCTGGAGCTGGGGATTTGCATTGGGCTAAGTTAGTAGACTGGCCTGATTACCAAGGGTTTGACCTTTACCCCAGACACAAAGACGTTAAACAACTAGATATAACTAAGCAGGTTTTGCCTAAAGCAGATTTAGTTATATGTAGACACGTTTTAAATCATTTAAGTATTAAGATGGCTGAGCAGGCGCTAGGCTTTTTCGCCATGAGCGGGGCTAAATATCTTTTAATGACAATGTGCGACAATCAACAGGCGTACTGGAAGGAGCACGGTTTAACACCTCCTGAGCCAGAGGCCACCTTTATAGACTGCCAACATTGGTGGTTGGAGTTGCATAGACTGAATTGATTAACTTACATTATAACCCGGCTATCTCATGGCAGAGTAAGCGGGTTAAACAAATGCAAGCCGGGCTAGAAACGCTCGGCTTTTTTGTGCGCGTAACAAATTCAACCGTGCGCATAAATTCAGACCCTTGTGTTCTTTTCGGTACTTCAGCTTTTAAGCAGATTGAGGCTGTGCCGGGAGACTGGCTATTAGTTGACCGTGCGTGTTGGGGTGATCCTGATTACGTTCGGTTGGGGTGGAACGGTCGAGGCTTAAATGCCGACTACATGGTTGGCGATTTAACCAGACCTGTTCCAAAGATTAAGAAAACCAAGAAAGGCGACAAGGTTATTCTGTGTGGTGATTATGGGAGCGTACCCTCGGCGGACGCTACCCACTTTAAACCGCACCCCGCTGATCCGCACAACCCTACCGATTTACCGATGGTCGATAACTTTGACGATTGCGACTATGCCGTTGTAGGGGCTTCTACAGTGGCGATAGAGCTGATTTTACAAGGTATTGCCGTAGTTATAACGGACCCCTCGAACATGGCCAATATGCCGCTTGAGTGGCTTGCACATACACAGTGGTCCTGGGATGAAATAGAGCGGGGCGAACCAATAGGACACTTATTCCAATGGCTAAAATAGAAGGCTTTAAAGAGCTATCTAAAAAGCTCTCTAAGATGGGCGAGGCTGCTGGCGGAAAGGCTTTAAGAAGCGCGGCTATGTCTGCAACCCTTCCCGCTTTGAATGCGGCTAAGGCGGCTGCGCCTGTAGGCAATCCACCTTTTGAAAGTGGTGGCGACCCCTACCCGATTAAAACGTACAAGGGAAACTTAAGAACGCCTGGGTTTGCAAAACGCAACATTGCTAGAAAATCCAGCCTTAGCAGAGACAAGCGAAAGGCGCGGGTTTTACTGGGTGTTAAGCCAGAGGCTTTCTACGCGATTAATTTTATTGAGTTTGGCACTTCAAAAATAGCCAAGCGTCCCTGGCTAGAGCCTTCTTTTAGAAGTTCTATTCCATTAATGGGCGCAAGGCTAAGCAAGCGACTCAAACAACTAATAGACAAGGCGGCTAAAAAGTGAGCATTGCGCAGTCGCTATATACCTGGCTGACAGCAAACTCTGCTATTGAGGCCATAGTGGGTGACCGTATTTATCCACAGGTTATCCCACAACACGAAACAGCAAGACCAGCAATTACCTACTCCCAAGAGGGAGGGGTTTATATGGAGCACTTAGCAGGGCGTAGTGATACGCGCATGTCTGAGTTTTCTATTGAGTGCTGGTCTCCCACGTACCTAGCGGCTAAGAACTTAGCTGAAACGGTACAAACAGAACTGGTTGGCGTGCGCGGCTCTTTTGGGGGCGACACGGCAGAAAGTGTGCGGTTGGTTAATGACTTTGATGGACCCCCAGACAATGACACTGGGTTATATCGGGTCAGCCTCCGCTTTGAAATTGCATACTACTAACAGGAGTCATAATGACAAGTGCAACTATTTCTAACTGGCAAATGGAAATCGGAACTAATGCCAGCCCCCAAGTATTAACCGCCATCGAGGAAGTGTTTAGCGTTTCTGGTGTTGGTGTTGTTAACAACTTGGTCAATGCAACTAACTTTGATTCCCCTGCGGGCTCAATGGAATACATTGCTGGATTGGCTGATGGTTCTGAATTTACCGTCGAAGCTAACTACATCCCCACAGCAACACATCAGGCGGTTGTTATCGCTGCGGTTGACGCGGGTGAGACTCGTTTAGCGAGGCTTCGCTATACCGGCACCTCACCTGAGAAGACTTTTAGTTTCTCGGCTGTGTGTCTGGGTTATGAGCTGGCCCCATCGGTTGAAGATCGCAACACAATGACGTTCACCTTTAAGGTTAGCGGCAACATCACGAGGACTTAAAATTGGAAGATATACGCAGACGCAAAACCTATACCTGTAAAGGATTGGGGCGGGATGTTGAACTTGTCGAGTTATCGTACAAGGCGCAAAGCCTGCTTATCGACTGCTATTCCAATGGTCGCCCCAGTGATAGCGGGCCTATTATGGTCCGTTACGGTGTTACGGAGTTCCGCGACATTAGCGAAGAGGATATTGCAGAAATGCTGACTCTGCCTATTGTCGTGGAGCTTTCTGAAGCTGTGGGTGAGTTTAGTGGGATAGGGGAAGACGAAGAAAAAAAATCCGAGAGCGCCCAGACTTAAAGTTCATTTATGAGCTTGCTCTAGCTATGGGTAAGCCTGTGCGCGAGATTGAGTCCTGGCCTGTATCAGAGGTGATGGGCTGGCGGGCGTTTTATAACCTTCAACCGTTCGGACCGTGGAGGGACAATTACCATAGTGCGCAAGTGGCTCACATAATGGCCTCTGCTCACACCCCGTCTAATAAACCTAAACCTAAGATGTCAGACTTTATGTATATGGATGCAACAACCCGACAACAGCAGCAAGAGTTGCAAACCCTTGCATGGTTTGAATCAAGGGCTAAATAATGACTAACCTGGCTAAATATACAGTTGTGCTAGAGGCGGAAACCCAACGCTACACAGCTAATCTGAAAAAGGCTAATTCCAAGCTGGAACGGTTTAACCGTAACCAGCGGAAAGCGCTAGACCAGATTAAAGCTGGGTTTCAAACCTTAGCAAAGGCTGCGGTTGTTGGCGTTGGTGCTGCTACTGCTGGAACGCTTGCCCTAACCAAGAATCTGGACCGCATAGCTAAAAGCGCGAAGGATGCCAACGTAGGTGTTGAGACCTTTCAAGCGTGGGCGTTTGCGGCTAGTCAAGCAGGCTTAAGAACGACAGAATTTGAGGCAGCTTTAGGTAGGGCGTCTCGTCGTGTTGGTTTGTTCGCTACGGACGGGTCAGGTCCAGCGGCTAAGTCGATGGAACAGTTTGGTATCGCTGTGCGTGATGCCAACGGTGACGTTAGAAGCCAAGAATCTATTATACGTGACTACGTTAAAGCCCTTGAGGGCTTGGGTAGTGCGCAGGAAAGAACCGCAGCCATCACAGCGCTATTTGGTGATGACGCTCGTAAATTGAATCTGGTTTTTGGTCAAGGTACTAAGAACCTAGAAACGTTTGAGCAGCAAGCTAAAGACCTTGGCATTGTTATCGAGGCTGGTGTTTTAGAGCAAGCGGAAAAGCTCACCGATCAAATGGATATACTAGGGCGAGTGTTAAAGGCTGGACTCGCTCAAAACATGCAGTCCATTGCTAGTGTTTTGATTAACATTGGCAACGCGGCAATCCGCGCCCTTCCCCACATTCAAAACTTCTTTGACATAGTTACCCAGTCTCGCAGGTTTCAGGTTACCAATGACCTAACCGCCATCACGCAAAAGATCAAGATTGCTGAGGCAGGCGCTTTACAAGCGATTGCCGCATTAGAGCAAGCCGGGGAGCCTTCCAGCAACATAGACGCGGTTAGAGCTAGAACAGCAGCGGCTGTCGACCTGTTAAAGAAAGAGCAAGCCAGCCTTCTAGACCAGTTAGATGCGCTAAACCGACCCAACAGAGACCGTCAAGCAGAGCCTACCGCAGCCCCATTAGCTGCCCCAGCGTTGGTGTTAAGCAAAGAGCAGACTGAAGGTTTAGCCGACTACAATAATATGCTTTTGGAGATTGCAGCTACAGCCCCGACGATGGGTGATGCAATGGTCAAAATGTGGATGGATCAAGCCGACGCTGGAGAAGAAGCGGCCAACACCCTCATAGCTATTGCCCGCAATCAGGCGGACATACAAGAAAAGCTCCAAAAGGAACAGGAAGAAAGAACCGAGCGCGGCAAGGCGCAATTCCAGTCTTTGTTTGGCGACAACATGGTTCAAGCTGCTAATAGTGGATTTGATTCCATTCTAAAATCATGGGCTAAGACGTTACAGCAAATGGCTGCTAAAGCGATCAGCTCTAAGATATTCGACTTGCTTGCGGGCATCGGTGGCGGTGGCGCTGGGTCGTTTGGCGGGTTCTTTTCAGGCTTGTTCGGTGGCGCGCGTGCTGCTGGTGGTCCCGTTTCTTCCGGTAAATCCTACCTTGTAGGTGAAGAGGGGCCAGAGCTATTCACACCTAGATCATCGGGCAACATTGTCCCAAATGGCGCAGGAGGCTCTACGGTTATCAACATTGACGCACCTAACGCCGACGCGGGTGTTATCCCTAGGATTGAGGCGGCGGTAGAGCGTGCAGTTGCGATTGCCGCCCAAAACAGACTTGAATCAAAAC